CCTGCCGTACCATCGCCGCGACTACCGCCGCGCCGTAGGTCGGGTCAGCTCCGAAGCCCATGTCGACGGTCATGTTGTATATGTCGTCGTTCACGATGTCGCTTGAGAGCAGGTCGTTCATCAGGGATTTCAGCGCCTTTTTGCGGCGGCGGGTCTCGCCGGATTTCCTGCCGCCCTTTCTGCCGTTTTCTCTTGCTTCGCTCTCGCTTCGAAACGGTACTAAATTCTTATCATTCAAACATCACCACCTGCTTGCATAGAAACAGCGCCCGGGCGATTGCTTCGGGCGCTTTTCAGTATTTCATGATACTAGTATAGCACAGGTGAACCGAACAAAACGAACAACTTACAGCTTATTCATGAACCGGTTGTAAATCATGCGCACCCCGTCCGGTGAATTATCCCCCCCGACCTCATAGGCGACGCGCGTCCAGCCGAACAGGCTCACGCAGCGGTAGTAGACTATCTGCCGGGTCAGGCTGTCGGGAATATCGTAGATGAACGCTACTGCTTCATCGCGGCGCTGCTGAATCTCCTCGCGCTTGAGTTCTATGCGGCGCTCAAGGTCAACGCGCCTTTCGGCAAGCTCCCCGACCTTGTCGGACGTTCCGGAACTGCTCCCGGCGTTCGGCTGCGGCGACCTCACCAGCGAACGGCAGCGGAGCCGTTCGAGCTCCTGCTCCCACATACGCAGCTCCCGGTGGAGGTAGTATATCTGTTCTAATTCTTCACGGGTCATCGGTATCAGCCCTCCTGTTCCATTTGTCTGCGGCTTCTTCTATGGTATCACCCCATACAATTCTGTGGCACATATGGCAGCGTATAAACCATTTGCCATTTTCGCCTTTTTCGACCTCTGGGCAGTAATACCTGTCCCCGCACGAGCAGCGTTTAAGGTTTTCAACCTCGTTTTCGTCCATCTTAGCGCCGCAGCTGGGACAGTAGCGGAAATGGTCTGCGTGTGACGGGTCAGACCAGTAAGCTGTGCACACCGAACACCTCATGTGTATATAGCCAGTTTCAGAATCGGGTTCCTTAAACCTGATCCAACGTCCATGCACCACCGGCGCGACATCGGCGGCAGGCTCATAGTCAATAACCTGGTCGATTGTCGCGGCGATAAACATCGGGCAATTTTCGTCGGAGCATACGTCCATTAACACCCTTCTTATGCTTTCGCGGTCTATGTATTCACTCATTCCGTGTCCTCCTTTACAGGGCTGTTGAGCCATTTTATAAACGTTGCCACGCAATTCGTTGTTTCACAGCTATACACCTGGCTGCTTATCGGACAAGAACAGCATTCTAAATTCAAATCCACCCATTCCGCAATCTCCTCCGCACTCATGGCGCGTATGCGGTCAAGGTTCGTGCGCGCTTCTGAAGCTGGTTGAGCCTGCTGTTCGGGACGCACAAACGATACCGCTGCAAGCGCGTCATTTACGCCTCGCTCATAATAATTCGCACAAGCATTGGCTTGTTCCTGTTCCAAACGGCGCCGTTTGTCGTTCTCTGCGAGCAGGCGCTCTTTAATTTCTTTCAATTTTTCGTTAGTCATTCCCCGCACTCCTTTCCGAGCCATTCCGTCAGCAGCTCCTTATCCCTGCCGCATATCACTGCCACCGAACAATCATCTTCGTCCGTAATCTCCATAAGACTGTCCGAAATGATATCCGCTACATCTTTGTCCTCGTACTCAGAAAATCCGAGTGCAGCTGCGAGATGCTCACGATTAGTCATTCCCGCTCACCTCCACATAGCACCACGACTGCGGCGGTCGTTTCAGCGGTCTAAAAGGATAGCTGCTGTTTGTGCAATCCATATCACGCTCATGCTGATTAACCATGTCACACTTCCAGAACTCGCAATTGGGGCAATCTTCGTCACAAAGGGTGCCAAACTCGCTAAGCGCTTTCGGCTTGTTGTAGATTTTCAGTTCCGAAATGTGCCAGCCATATAATTTCCCATATCCCCACCTGCGAAAGGCATAGTCGTTAAGCTCTTCAGCGGATAAGCAACTGCTTGCCAATATATAATCCCCATACGGCTTGTTGATAGGGTCGATACTACTTAGGGGATAATACGTGCAGATTTCGTCGCAGATAAATTCGCCGATGACTTTCTGTTCGTTGCCGTTTGAATACGGCGATAATGTTTTAATGAATACCGGCTTTCCGTGATAGATTGTGCCGTAATCATTATCGCCGTCTTTCATTACATATATCAATCGGTCTTTGCTCTTAGACTGATATATGTAACACTTAAAAGGAGTTTCAATCTTCGGAATGGTCTTGCGCACCTCGACCGTTTTCTTACCGTTCGCGATAAGAGCACACCATTTCGGCTGCACGCTAAGCAGCACTGCTTTTTTATTCATCGCGGTTCACCTCTTTTTGTTTCCCTTGTGCTTCTGCTTCCTGCTCCGGCTCTTCTTAGCCACAAACCTCTTGAAATCACTTTCAGAGCGTGCACACTTCTCGCTGCGCTCAATCCGGCGCATAGTCTCAGCGGCTTCGATGTATGCGCCTATGAATGCACTAATCACTTTTGCTCGCCTCCATTGCTTTCTCGGCTTCCGCGCGATTTAAGAACCATGATTTCCCGATGTAGCCAACAGGGAACTCTCCGTCCTTGATATATACCATGCCATCGCTACGCTTCAGGCATATATCTTCGCAGACGTAAGCTCCGTGCTCGCCCGGCTCCGCCGGAATCACGCAAAACAATCTGGTTCCCTTGCGAACTATGGACTTATCATAATGACTCCCGCCTCGCATTGCGTTTTGTTCACGTCTCTTTCGATTGTACTTTTCCCGGCAGTACCTGCAGGTGGTTTTGCCATCGTCAGCCGGTCTTTTTCCGCAGTGCGTGCAGAGGTTCGCTTCTTTACGGCGCACATACATTCGCTTGTTTGCTTCGATAGTTCGCCGACTGATGTCGCCGAGCTGTTCAGCGTTCATCCTGCTCTTTCTATCAGCCACATATTCCCTCATCTTCATTCTGCATTCCAGGCAGGTCTGATACCCTTTTTGCATTGCCGTTTTGTGGCATACGGGGCAGATCCCGATACTCTTGTACCACCGATACTCTTCTTTACGGCTCATCACCGCTCACCTCCGGAAGAATATCCATCAGCTTGTCAAGCACCCCAGTAACTCTAAGCCAGAGTGCTGCGACAATAGCCGAATTGACATATGTGCCGATTTCTGAAAAGCGTACCGATGATGAGCTTGACTGCGCCTGTTCCCCTCCGGTCATCTGCACTATCGCCTGTCTGATAGCGTCAAGGTTTCGTATCAGTGCTCTGACATCTGACTTGTATGCTATTTCCTTACGGAGTTTCAGGCAGCTCCACATGAGGTCGAGCTGTCCCGCGTCGAGTTCATCAAGGTCACGCTTCATCACCGCTCACCTCCAGCAGTTCCGGGTTGTCGTGGACGTTTCCGATGACTGTCATATATTTCGTGCCCTCCGAGAATGCACACCCTGGGTAATCGAAGCAAGAAGCATAGAAGTTGGACAAATTCCACCCACAGCCATCTTGAACAACAGCATGTATTGATTTGCCATTATAAGGGTGGTCAAATTCTATGATATCCCCCTCGAAAATCTTCACGCCGTTGCGGTCGGTAAGTCCGGAGAACCGACCGAGAGTATCCGGAATTACTGTATGAGAACAATTCTCAATGTTGCTTTCAGAATCGTAATATCTTATCTGATGTTCACCGCCGTGTGTGATATACGGGAATCCCTCGACCCACTCGCCGTCATCCACCCACTTCCCTCGAAAAAGTATATCGCGTATCATATCACCTTGCCTCCATGCTTATATGGTCTGGTCTTGTTGAACTCATGTTTCTCGGAAATCATAGCACCGATATCAATGCCGTACTTTCCGCACATATCCAGTATGCGGATAATCACGTCAGCCAGTTCGGAGGGAATACCCTCCGGCTTGCCGCCATCGCTGTAATAGGTCTCGTCCGGCTGATGTCCCTTGCGGTATTCCTCCAGCGCTTCGGAAAGCTCCTGGTGGCAGAGCGCTATCAGTTCGGCAAAGCTACGCTCCTCGTCATACCAACCGTGGTTTACTGCGTTCTCGTGGACTTCTTTTGCGAACATGTTCATGTATATCCTTAGGTTGTCATTATTTACCATTGATATCCTCCAATCTCACAAGTATGCGGGGTTCGCAGCCGTAAAATTTCCGTACGACCGCCTCGCACACGCACTTATCATCATCGTAAGCCACGCCGTTCAGCGCGTCGCAGACGAGCTTGCCGATGTTGTCCCAATCTGGTTTCTTGGTCGGACGAATCTTCCCGCTGAGCATATCAGCCCGGCGATACTTCGGAGTGCTTTTCGGAATACCCATCACTGCGATTATCGTGATTCTGATTTCCGAATCCTCCGGGAACTTATGTCCTCCCGCTTTGCGGTACGCCCACTGAATAAGCTGTTCGTGAAGCTTAGTTTCCTTCGGAGTATATGTAGTGCCGGAGACACGGCTGTGTCTCGGCCTCTGCTTTCCGAACGGTTCTCCTGGGACCGTGAATTCTATCTGCATTCTATCCCTCCTCCGAATACTGCTCCTGCAATTCACGCAAGATATCTTCCTGATCTATGCTGCTGTTCTGCTCCGGCACTCCGTCCGCGATGAGCCATTCGGCTATTCTCGCGTAGGAGATACCGCCGGATATTCCCTTGCGCTGCTGCCAGTTCTGATATTTCTGCTCATACAAGGCAACAGCCTTCTCCCCGTATTTGCGCACAAGCTGTTCGCGGGTGGGGGAAGGGGCAGGCGGCGCAGCCGTCCTGCTTTCCCTTTCTTTTAATTTCATTTCATTTCTTTTCTTTTCATTTAGGGAAGAAATATCGCCGTTTTTTCCGGAGTTTTCGTTGCTTTTTCCGGAAATATCAGCGTTTTTTCCAGAATTGCCTATATCTGAATCATCGAGAGGAATAATTACATACTCTAAGACAGGAAAAATATCCTTACGTTTCAACGACTTTGCCGCTTTCAGATATCTCTTCTGGATTCCGCGAGAAGTCAGTATTCCGTATTTGGTATACATTTCCTTGTCGAACAGCGATTCATGATTTTTGGATTCTCTGAGCGCAGCGGCAACAACCTCACGAACAACATCAACACCCACAAACGCCTCACGGTTTGCAAACCTTGACGCCACCCTGTCGTTCCACTCGCAATAGTATCCGTGTATACCATAAATCTTTTGAAAGAGCTTGATTATGATACCAAGCCCTTTCATACCGAACATATCTTCTATTTCCTCAAGCTTATCATCAAACCGGCAATCCAGAGAGAAGTACGGTATACCCTCTGTCATGCATGCCCTCCTATCTATCAGAATGGATACTGGTCGCTGCCTACGCCCGAGAAATCAGCCGCCGGAGCTTCCGGAGAAGCATTCTGCGCTGCCTGAGCAGCAGCCGGAACCGTATCGGCGGCAGGAGCATTCCCGGACTTCTCGCCCGTAAAGCTTACGCGCTCGGCGTTTATCTCGTACCATGTTGACTGGTTCCCGGACTTATCCGTATACTGCCGGGTCTGCAGTTCGCCCTCGACAAGGATCATCCGACCCTTCCCGAAGTACTTATTGACAAGCTCCCCCGGTGGAGCGCCATGCCACCACGTTGAAAAAATCCGTCTTGCGTTCCTCGCCCTTCTGCTGGAACCGTCTGTCAACGGCTATCCGGAACGAGCAGACATTCACGCTGCTCGGAGTCGTTTTCAGCTCCGGATCAGAGCAGATTCGCCCCATCATTATCACTTTGTTGTACATTTTCATGCACTCCTTTCGCTTATATTTTCCGCCGCGCGGGACTGCAAATTACTGCAAATCTGCGGGGCTTTCCTCCAACTCGTCCGGCGAATCGCTGTCTACGATTATCTCAGGACCATCCGCAGGCTCACTGGGGATCTTTCCGGGCGCTGCCTCATCGGACAGCGCATTGCTCATCTCGATGGACATGATCCCGTAGTGCGAGAGCAGATTCCGCAGCACTGTCTTTATAGCCATTTCGTCGAAGTTGTCGCGCCATATCGCGCTCCCTTTCTGGAAAGCCTTGCTGTACTTCTTTACATGCTCGGTCAGCTTTTCGCGGCTCCAGTAGTAGGTCTTGCTGAATCCGTTCAGCGTTTCGATATACGCGAAGTAGCCTATGATCTTATCGGACACACGCTCGCCGGATATATCCACCGCGCCGGTCAACTTGTCCTCGCTTTTCAGCTCGCCTTCGTATACCTTTCCGGCGTTGATGTAACGATACTCGCCGGTCCTCATCGCAAGCTGTATGTATCCCTTGTATCCAAGCTGGAACTGCGGTTTCGGAACGCCGTGGTCCTTGTACGGAATGATGTAAGCGAATCCGAGCTGTTTCTCAACAGGGAGCTTGAGCGCCGCTGCTTTCAGCGCCTCCGCGAGTACCGCTCTGGGCTCGCACTGCTGGAGCAGCGTATCGTTGTTAAACAGATTCATTACGGACGCCGCGAAAGCTCCGGCGTTCTTGTCGAGCGTGCTCTTAAGGGTCTGCTGAATCGCTCCGTTGTTCAGCAGGCTGTTGAGCATCTGTGCCGGAGTAGCCTTTGCTGGGGCTTCCTGCGGCTTTGTCTGAGCCGCGGCGGCGATAACGCCGTTTGTGTTGGTCGTAGTGGTCATGATTCTTTCCTTTCCGATATCTTGAATATCATCGCTTTGGTTTCCTTAAGGTATTCTGAGTAGATGTCCGGGCGCTCTGCCTTGAGGCGCTTGCTGTCTACAGTAGATCGGCTCTGCGGCTTGTATGAGATGTGCCAGTCAACTGTCAGGCCATCTGTATTGCCATCGAGAGCTGTCTGGAGCTTCTGTTTGAGAGCCTTTTCCCGGGTTTCGAGTTCCTTTTTCTGAGCCATCACGGCTGCAAGCTCGGCAGCTTCGTCGTTCTGCTCAAACATAGCGATAGCGTTGTCCTGCCAGTCAGGGTACAGAGCTTTCAGAGTGCGTTCGGCGCTTTCGGAGCCGTCCGGTTCAGGGCGGATATCCGGTTTTATACAGTCGTTCCAGAATGCTATTTCGGATCTCAGCAGCGCCGCGCACTCGCTATCGTTCCGCTCGATGGTGAACCAACGGAACCTTTGCCCGCCGATGAGTACCGCAAGATACATGCGGTCGTACCCCATGACGTTCATGTAATGGCAGCACTGGCAGTAATAGTACAGCGGGATCTCGCCGCTGTCGAAATCAGCTTTGGCGAACGCTGATGTTGTCTTGCACTCCAGTCCGGCATTCTCGCCAATGATCTCACGGTCGACGTTCGCGGTTATGAAGTCGTATTCATCGTGCTGGAATATGTAGTTGCGGCGGCGGACCTTCTTTCCGGCAGCCTCGCAGAACCGTTCTGCAACGTACTGCTCCAGATCGCGCCCGGTGCGCATTGCCTCGTTGTCCTCGGTTTCCGGCATGCGCCCGGTCTTGTCCGCCCAGAGCTCGATCTTCGAGCGGTACGGGGTCAGCCCCATTACGACCGCCGCGTCAGAGCCTCCGAGCCCTGTCCTGCGGTATTCCAGCCATTCCTCGCGGGTGATGTCTGTGGTTTTTACTAGCTTTCTAGGCATTACTGTTCCTCCTCTGGTTCGTCGGCGCTGAGCCACGCTTCCTCGCAGAAGCAGTCATAGCAAAGCTGCTTCCCGTCAAGGAATCTCAGCTCGTCCCGGTCGTATTCTCGCTCGCACTCGTCGCAGTACCACACCGGCACATTTCTGTTCGGGCAGGAACTGCCCATACACGGTGCCCCATCAGGGCAGCCTACGCAATGATCTTCAATTCTTAGCATGTTACTTCTCCTTTATGGTCGATAAAATGCCCTGGAGTATCTTTTCGCGCTCCTCCGGCGATTTCTCGCCTGCGTCTGTGAAATGGGTCATGATTTATCCTTTCAAATCTCCGAATGTAAGCTGCCCGCCTACGTTCTTGCACATTGTTTCTTCCGCATTCTCAACGTTCGCCACCATCTGGCGGTAATAGCTTTCTTTCAGCTCGCAGGCTATCGCACGTCTGCCGAGTGTCCTCGCCACATACGGCACGCTGCCGATACCGCCGAAAGGTTCAAGCACGATATCCCCGGGGTTAGTCCAGAGCTCAATACAGCGGCGGATAACCTCAAGCTGCAAGGGGCATATATGCCGTTCGTCCTTTTCTTCCCGGGCTGAATTCTTCTGGAGCGTATCGGACTGCCGGATATCCATCCACACCGGGCTTGCGTACTGCTGCCAGACATCACAGGGGAAGCTCTCATCTGTGTGGGTCACGCGCTCCGGATTATCGCCAGGCTTCCTCATTGTGAGTATGTAGTCGGGTATTCCCTGGCGGTTCATGGCGCTGTCTTTCTTTATCTGCTTGTGGAGCAGTCCGAGCGCCTTTGTGCGCTGCATTTCCGTGACCGGGTTCTTCCATATCGTCACGCGGCTGTGATAGATGAACCCGCAGTCCTCGAACACCTGACGGAGTATCGCTGGAAAATCTTTCAGCCCGATAACGCCGTCGCGCTCCTTCATCTTCGGGAGATCCATGCAGTGGAACGACAGCAGCCGCCCCGGCATAGTCACGCGGTAGAGCTCCGCCGCAAGATACTTGAAATGCTCGTAGAATTCCTCGTCGTTCTTGCAGTTGCCCATATCCCGGTCGCTGTTGGAGTAGGTGTAAAGGCTTGCGAACGGCGGCGAAAATATCGTGTAATGCACGGAATCGTCCGGCAGTCCCTTGATTATCTCGCAGCTATCTCCGTGATACAGCGCGTATTTCTCGCCGATTGTCTGGTTTATTACATCAGGCATAGTGTTTCATTTCCTCCCATTCAGGAAGCCGCATTGCCTTGTGCGGCTCATATTCAGTGGATATTCTCACCGTTGCTGTAAGTTCGCGGCGGGTAATATCCTTTGTGAGTTCGATAAGATGTTCTTTCATCTGCTCGTTGTCGCGCTGCTTGCGCTCGATATTTTCTTTGACTGCGCCCTCCTGCGCTGAAATGATGATATACACGTCAACATCGGACTTCTGCCCGAATCTCCAGCAGCGGCGCACAGCCTGATAGTAAGCTTCGAAGCTGTCCGAAAGCCCCACGAAAACGACCTTGTGGCAGTTCTGCCAGTTCATGCCGTAGCCTGCGATTTTCGGTTTTGTGACAAGGCATTTCAGCTTTCCGGCGGCGAAGTCCAGCATGGAACTCGTCTTGAATTCCGGAGTGTCTGAGCCCTGTACATTCACGCTGCCGGGTATCAGTCGGTGAAGCTCGTCCGCTTCAGCGTTGAGGTCGCACCAGCACAGCCAGTTGTCATCAGAAGAATTAACCAGGTCAGCGGCGGCCTTGCAGCGTTCCGTGAGAGAATCCCTGCGGGCTTCGCGGCGCTCCGTAAGCGACAGGGCGACGTTTTCAGTCTGCTCGCCGTCAACGACTATCTCGTGCACGCTGAGCTTCGGCAGGTCGTAGCCCTCGCACGTATAGCCGAGCTTCTTCGGGTCGTCCATGACTACGCACCAGCTTGACAGCCAGCGCCAGAAAAGGTCTGCGGCATGCCCTTTGAGCCGCCATTTCGAGGTCTCACCGCCGTCGTGAACGAAATACATCGCGAGCATTTCCGCGCGGGTCATCACTCCGAGAAATTCAGAGTGGTTGCCGAGTTCCATGTAGTCGTTCGGCGCGGGAGTAGCAGTGCAGGCGAGCTTGTAGGGCGTTTTGCTGAACATTCCGATTATCTGGTTGCGTATCTTTCCGGAAAAGCTCTTGATAATGCTGCTTTCGTCCAGAACTATCGCTGTAAACTCAGAAGACACGAACTTGTTCAGCTTTTCGTAATTTGTAATGTTCACAGAATCGGCGGTCACGTCAGTCTGCGAAGCGCAGATGTTCACCCTGATCCCGAACTTTTCGCCCTCGCGCTGGGTCTGCGCAGATACCGCCAGCGGCGCCACTATCAGGACTTTACCGCCTGTCCTGTGGCGTATCTGTTCAGCCCATTCGAGCTGCATTGCGGTCTTTCCGTCGCCGCAGTCCGCGAATATCGCCGCACGGCCCTTCGCCAGCGCCCACTTTACAATGTCGCGCTGAAAGTCGAATAGCATGGGGTTGAGTTCTTCCTCGGGGACGGTTATTCCGGAAGATGTTGCTGTTATCGCTTTGCTGGCGATAAAATTTTCATAGGATACCCGGCTTTTATATTCTTCTTTCATTTAATACCTCCACACATCTCCGGCAAGTTAGCCCGTACCAGCGCCGCGGGGACTGGCGGTGTGACCGCGTTTCCGCACCGGGCTGTCTGCTTTGATTTCGGATATGGTCTGCCGCTGTCGTCATGGTCAATTATGTAATTTTCCGGGAAGCCCTGCGCATTGAACAGCTCACGCGGCTGGAGCATGCGCATTTTTATGTCCGTGATGATGTATTCTTCGCCGTGTATCGTCACCAGGGCAAAGCGGTCTTTTGTGGTGACGGTGTCCAGCGGGCTGTCTACCGGCTTTGGCGTTCCGTTGGAGAAATACTTCACGAGGAACGCCTGTACTTCTGCGTGGTGCGACCCTCCCGCCGTTATCGTTGCCAGCGGTTCGTCTGCCGGCTGACCATCCATGTTGTTCCGCAAGGTCAGAATATGCGCCGTTATAAGGCTGTTGTGGTCGTGCGCGGTAACTGTGTCAAGGGGCTTGCCCGCGCCGCTCCCGGCTCCCTGATAATTCCCGCCGTAGTTCTTCATGATGTGAGCGACTGAAAGCGCGTATCTGGGCGAGGTATCTACTGTCATTAACGGTTCGCTCAGCTCCTGTCCGCGTACTTCATCGCTTGTGGTCTCGCTGTGATACTGTATCAGTGTCGGCGCGACAACGCCATAGCCGTTTTTCGCTGTAACTGTTCCGAGTGGTTCGTCCGCTTTCTGCCCCCGGAAGCCCTCACCGGAATGATTGACCGTCACGATGAACGGATCGGGATTATTTATCACGAACTTTTCAATGCCCCGTGCTATGCGTCGGAGCGTGTTTTCCGCAAGCGGCTTGTCCCGCTCGAAAATGCTCTGTGCGGGAATGCTCCAGTCGATACACTCGGCGGCGGTGTGGTATGGCTTCAAGCCCTTGCCATTCCCGTGTGTAGGCTTCGGGAATACTATGGGATTTCCGTCGCACCGGGCTATAAGATAGAAACGCGTGCGCGTTGTCGGCGCTCCGTAATCGCAGGAGCGGAGTATGCGGTATTCCGCATTGTAGCCCAGTCCCTTTTCAAGCCTTGCCGCTTCGGGGCTGTCCGGGCTTATCTCCAGCGTTGCGCACATCTCCGTGAATGCCGGGTGGTCGTGCGGGATTCCTGTTGTGAGCGCCTTTATGAAGCCGTCAAAAGTTTCTCCGGCGCGCTCCTTTATGGGCTTGTTATCAGCCCCGAGGGGACCCCAGGTGCGTATCTCCGGGACGTTCTCCAGCATGATGACGCGCGGACGGACTTTCAGCGCCCAGCGTATCGTTACCCACGCCAGCCCGCGAATGTTCTTGTCAACGGGCTTCCCGCCCTTTGCTCTGCTGAAATGCGTGCAGTCCGGGGAGAACCACGCCAGCCCTACCGGATTTCCGGCGCAGGCTTCCGACGGGTCTACCTGCCAGACGTCCTCGCAGTAATGCCGCGTGTGCGGGTGGTTTGCGCGGTGCATTGCGATGGCGTCGGGGTCGTGGTTTATTGCGATGTCTACGCTCCGTCCTGTCGCCATTTCTATGCCCGTGGAAGCTCCGCCGCCTCCGGCGAAATTATCTATTATCAGTTCCACTTGACTTTTCCTTTCGCTCATGGTATAATGAGCATGTGAATTATTTTGTTTGCCGCTTCCCGAATTGCCGTTCAGGAGCGGTTTTTCTTTTTCTTTACCCAGTTAGACTTCAACCTGCTCGAAGCCCACAGCGGGTAGCCGCTTTCCTGCGTGCATTCGGTGTATGAGTGCTTCGCAGGGCAGTCGTTCTTGTAGGCGCAGGTGCCGCAGTTGACCGGGTCACTGTCTGCCTTGTCTATCGTTGCTCTGTTGTACGGCATGGCTTGTCCTCCTTTCCGTCGATTTCTTCGGGAGGAATGCTCCCTTGAACGACCACACCATCACTACGCACATCAGAGCTACGAAGATGTCAGCGCCGTTCATGGAGTAGCTCCAGCCGTTCAGCGCGGACACGAGCCAGCGCAGGTGGAAACCTATTAGGGCGGCTATCAAATAGGGTATGTACTTCTTCATGCCTCGCCCTCCTCCGCAAATTTGAAAATCACGTCCAGGAGCACCGGCTCGTCAACCCTGCCATCGCGTACGATAACGTACCTCTTTCCGTCCTTGTAGATCGCAGCATAACGGATTTCAGAGCTTCCTGTCTCGACTTCTGTGTCTGCGCCAAACCACCGGAGCAGTTTGAGGGTTTTGCGGAACGCATTCACATAACCGTCAGCCTGGTCAAACCAGTTGTGCATTTTGGCTATGCGGGCGAAATTAACCGAGCTTATAAGCTCTGCATAAAATTCGGCAGCCATGTTTTTGTCAAAGTATAATAATACAGTCATCATCTGTATGAGCGTCATATATATTTTTATTATATCATACACTCATGTAGATTGCAAGTGCTTTTGCAAATTTTTGCTGGTATAGCTCAGTTGGTAGAGCAGCGCATTCGTAATGCGCAGGTCGTGGGTTCGAGTCCCATTCCCAGCTCCATATTGAGAATCCCCGTCAGATGGCTTGTAGAGCTGTCTGGTGGGGATTTCTACTTCCTGTTTCATTGAAACGAACTGAATGCGTTTCACCGCGTTTTTGCGTATTTTTTCGCAAGTATGGGTGTCAACATGGGTGTCAAGTTTATGGTACAAACTGTTTTGCCAGGCTCTCGGCAACCAAATCGGGGGCTTTGAAGCCGCCAAAGTTGCGCGACTGATTTTGTACAAAATAACGAAATCCCCGGAGCCAGCGCCCCGGGGATAGCCATTATTCAGTTTTCACGGAGCACCCAAGCCCCCGGAGCTTCGCGGAAACCTCGTCCGCCTTGCTCTGCCCGACGGTTATCTCGGCAGTGATCCTGACCTGCTTCTCCGGCGCGACCAGAGAACGGAACCAGTCCATATTCTTGCCGAATCTGGCGAGCCAGTGCTCCGGGTCGCCGTGGTTGGAAGCGTACCCACGGGCGCAAGCCTCCTTGTGGCTGATGATGTTTCCCGGCTTAATGGTCGGGTAGTTCTTCATGAGGCGCTGGCAGAGGTCAGCCGCAAGCCCGAAGGCCTCCTCGAAATAGGCGCGGTCGTTCAGCGCGTCCTCGCAGACCTCAATCTGTATGTACGCCGGAGCGTAGTTGTAACTGCCTTTTGAGCCAGATCCGCAGCCCCAGCAGCAGACGTTCCAGGGGAGCAGCTTAGCCGCTTTCACTTCGCCGTTCTTGTCCTTGCCTATGACCGCGTGCGGGCAGACATTGCTGTCCGGGCGGTCGAAGTAGTTCCTGTAGGGATTCGCCCCGCAGATTTCCGGCGCGTTGACGTAGCGCTTGAGGTTCGGATTGTTCGCCCCGGTGCTGTGGATTATGATACCTGCCGGGCTGCCTGTCGGCATGGGGCGGGCGGCTTTGAACGCTCCATTGTTCCGGGCGTATGCTTCAAATGTTATCGCCATCGTTGCTGCCCTCCTTATCCGTATTCGCCTTCTTCTCAATATCGCTCCTGATACGCTTCGCAAGCTTCATCAGGAACGGTGGGAGCTTCACGCCTATATCTATCATATTCTCCAGGACGGATATCACCTCGTTGCACATGAGCCACGCGCAAACGACGATCGCGCACACGAACGACACCTCAAGCTGAATCCCGATGTTGTTCGCAGCGTATGTAACGAGCCAGTCCATCACGCCGCCGACCACCACGAGCAGCCACATGCAGACCTTCTTCACGATTCCCCGGAACGACTTGTAGCTGCTTATCTTCTCGCTGCGGTACTTTGCCGCCGCAAGCCCGGTTCCGTAGTCTATAAGCTGGAGCAGCACCAGCAGCAGGAACGGCACGGCTACCACGCCGAGCCACGCGAACAGCGCCGAAAGCAGCGCCGTGAAACCGATTTTTTCAAGTTTGTCCATTTATTCCTCCATTCCCGCGAGCACCGCACGGAGCTGTGCCGCTTCTTCCTCAAGCGCCTTGAGCCTGCTCTTGTCCTCGGCAGTGCCGACGCCTGCGACTATTGCCGCAAGTGGGCGTATTCTTTCCCGGTCGATTTCGGAAAATCTCCGGGATATCTTGGCGGCTCTGAGCCGATTTTCCCGAGCAGCACGCTGCTCGTCATTTTCGCGCGGTTCGATGATTTCATCATAATTCTGCGACATATGCGTATCCTCCTTCTACTGCCTTGACATCTGTTATCGCCCTCATGCTGGGGCGCATGTCCAGCGGGTCGATGTCGTTTGTGGTGCGCACCTGGTAGTAGCGCTGGCACTTCGCAAGCTCCGTCGCCGGGTCGGGCGGAACGAACGGCGTCGCCAGTGAACCGCCCTCCAGCTTCGCCCATGCGAGCTTCAGGGAGTTCCCGGCTTCGTTGCCCTTGTTGAACCCGATGGATACCGCTGATATGTACTCGCTGTCAGAAAGATTTACCGTCACACTGTTTATTCCAGCCTGAAGCCTGGGAGTATAGTAGCTGTCAACGTAGTCCCCGGCTGCGGTCACAGTGCGGATACGCGCGGCCCATACTCCGGTGACGTCCGCTGCCTTGAGAGATAGCGTGTATTTTCCCGGTGGAAGCGGGAACTCAAAATCCTGCCAAAAAGCGTGGGTTGTTGACGACGCTGTTACCGTAGAGGTGAGCTTCACACCGCCGGAAATCGGCGCTGCGCTGCACTTCCCGGGAGAATACCATCTGTCGACCGTGTAGCCGGAGGTGTATTCAGCCTGCCCGCGCTGATTTATACGGAAATCCGGATTTATCAGCAGGTTCGGATTGCTGTAATTCACCGCGTTCCACGCTGCCTTTTCAGTGGCGGTAACGTGGATATCCGCGTCAGCCGCGTGCGCTTCTATGGCGGCTCTGGCTACGCTGTCAGCACCCGAGCCGCCGGACTGTGCTGACGTCTTAAAAGGGCATGCGGTGTAATCGCTCCCGACGAGCTGCACCGATCCAGTCGTCCCGAGCAGGTACACCGCTCCGCAGGCTCCGTATATCGCCGCTGCCTGCCCCGCCGGAATGCTGACTACTCCGTCAGCGCCCGCCGTAACGCCCGGAACAGCCGAAGCGTACACCGTAGTAGCTCCGTCGTTCCTGAGCCAGGCGTTCATCCCGCCGCTGTAATTCGCCCTGATTTCTTCGCCGGTGAGGGAAATTGTTTTGCTTGTCATGTGTTGCCTCCTATTTTGTATTTTTTCATTAAGTACGCCGAGTTATTACGCACCGTTGCTTCATCGTGGTATTGCGAGCCAAAAGCACACATTACAAAGTCACAAATTGTTGGTGCGTCCAATCTTGTTGACCCGAGATACTCGTTGTTGAGGTACATCATATTCGCGTACTGCCCGGTCATGCAGTTACCGACATGCCCAACAAGAGCGCCATCAATGTAAAAATAAGTAACACCGTCCACACGTGTAAAGCAGTACACATGGTACTCGATACAACTTACGTTTGTTTGCTGAATATCATACGCTGCAGACGAAAAGTACAAATTGCCATCAAACTGCAATAAACCGAAACCATAATGCTCAGAATTAGACAGCTGTGAAAGCCTCTTCGTGATAATGCAGTTGACAACCTTACTAACCTCAGACTTTACTATGGCATACACTGTACTTGGCTCAGCGCAAGCGAACGTACCGTACTGACTAGCTGTAAAGTGCACTGCTTCACCGTTCTCCGAAGCGCCTGAAAGAATGATATCGTTGTACCCAGTAACTGAATTCTTCCAGCGCAGGTTCGCAATATCACGCGTATCGGGCGTGAACATTCCGAATATTCCGTCCATTATAAATGCCGTCTTGCTTATTCCCCTGCACATCGCCACAGCCCAGAACACCGCGTTATGCGCAGCCACATCGGTTATACCCGCCGAGATTTCCGGCTCGAACTCGTTCCCCGCGCTGTCGCTTATTTTGGATATCAGCCCGGTTTCCGCGTCCTTTTCGACCGTGTATGTCGTACCATTGAACTTCACGGAGGTGTCGGTCAGGTACTGGTATTCGGTGAGAGTAGCAGACGTTGCCCCCGCCGCCACCTGCTTCTCCGTGGCCTCCTGCCGGTTCTCAGTGCTCCGGTTCTGCGCCTTGCTTTCTGCCGTGCAGGATATCTTCTCGACAAAGCCGCCCGTGCAGGTCAGCGACAGCTCCTGTTCCATGACTATCGCCTTTTTCTGCGTTCCGTCCGCGTCCTCGACCGTGAACACATCGCCCGGCTCAAGGATATTCTCCGCAGGCATTTCGAGTGAAACCGCCGAGTAATTCAACCCGCCGAGCCTGTTCCATGCGTATTCCGCGATACCGACCGTCGCAAACGGGTCATACGCCGTCACTATGCCGTCGGCGGTTTCGTCGTACTCAGAAGCAGTGCCGTCGATGTAGATTTTATCGTCGCCGCCGCGCTGGAGCAGTATCCCCTTGACCGTGTATCCGCTTCCACCTGCTATATCCAGCGAGTAGCACCGTGCGTGCTGAACAGTTTTTCCGACCTCCTCATAAGCCGGAAATTTCAGCACCTCAGACGGCGAGAACCGCGCGTTCCTGCCATGACTTGCCGCGATGTAGCTGATAAGCTCCTGCGCCGTGTAGCCGTCTGGGGCTTTCTCGACCGTGATATCCTCGCAGACAAAATCGGTCGTGACCCCGGCGCGGGCACAGAGGTAATTCAGCATTGCCTGCATTTTGCAAGGAAACGTCGGCGCGGTTGCCTTGCTGGTGTCCACCCAGCTCACGCGCTTGTCGAGCCTGCTCATCATGTCGTAAGCCTTGACCGCAGTAACGCCGTTGCGAGTGACCGCCTCGTCAACGTAGAATGTCCCGAGCCGTATCCAGTCGAGCACCGGAGCTGTGCAGCGGTAAAAAACCTCAACTTTTTTCAGCCGCCCGTTAAAAAGAATTGTCGCCTTAGTTTCGAGCGTGAGCATGTCCGACATGCACGCGCCTATCTGGAGCTGATCGGAGCAGCTCCGCAGGATATCAACGCTGATAACGTCCCCGAGCCATAGCGTGTCCGGTTCGGCAGAATTGCCGTAAACCTTGACCATAACTCCGAACTGCCGCCCGGAGCCCTGCACCTGCGCAAGATATTCGTCTGAAACTGTCCTCATATCACATCTCCTCGAACACCAGCGAGATCTCGCTGCACATTACGTCGTCGCCGTCTGCGTAAAGCACCGGGGTCGGGATATCACCGCTCAGGTGAACAGAATACACGCTGCTGTCAACGCTGACATTGAACGTTATCGGCTTTATGACCGTCTTGATCTCCTCCCACTTCGCAAGAGGAACGATCGGGAACTGCACCGAAATGCGCTTCTTTGAAAGCTCGGAGATACGGTCTACCACCAGCGAACCGTTCAGGGTCTGGTTGACCGACTGGCTCCGGAACGTGTCCGCGATATCCGGCGGCAGGATAAATTTGCTGACGTCGATATCGCCTATTTTTAGTATCATGATACCTCCTAGAAATTGAACGGCGATTTGCCGGAGCGCTTCGCCATGATGTTGCAGTCCCGCACGCACGCCTTGCCTATCGTCAGGTCGCCGGCGGTCAGCTCAATGGTCATATCGCCGAAAGCGTTCTCAAACCTCTCGACCTTGCGCTGCAGCTTGGTTATCGCGTTTATCACGTCGGCGAGGTCGGTCTCCTTCGAAGCGGACGAACTTTCAGCCGCGCCCGATATCGCGCCGGTCAGAGCGTTTATCTGGTGCGCGGAGGCCGTCTTTCCGAGGACGTCCTTGCCGATAAGGGATTTCAGCGCGGCTGTCTGGTCGTTGTCCCACATGGTCGGGACATACGACGTTATGCTGATGAAATTGCCCTGGCTGCCTGTGGAACTGCTCGAACCGCCTGAGCTGGTCTTGGTTTTCGATGTGTCGGCGGTTGGGGTGTAGGGCTTGTAAGCGTAGGTGCTTTCATGCTCGGGTTCAGCGGGGGGTTCTTCTGTATTCCCTTTAAAATAATAGTCGTTAAACGCTTTGGTGTTGCCGTAAACGCCGTAGCCGACGGAACCAGCAAGCCTTTTGGACTTTTCTGCTTCGTCTTTCATAGACTGAACATTCGCAAGGGCGGTTTCAGCATTGTTCTTTGCGTCTAAGCCGGATTTCAGATTATTTATCTGCTCGTCTAACCTGCTGGCATACTGCCTGTAATCGTCAATGCGGGTTTCGTTGTATTTATCCGCCGCTAAGTCTCGCAGGTATTCGAGATCTTTTATCCTGTCCTCGTAAGAACCGCTGAAATACATATTGCCGCCAAAAATGTTTGAATCAGAAGATTTGAATGTGCCAAGCTTTAACGCTTCACTCAACAGGTAGTCGTTTGTTCCATTGGTGTTCATCGCGAACAGACCTATTGCCGTACTTTCCTTTTCTGCTTCTTCGGCGGCAGTAAGGCCCATTCTTGCTTGACTTTCAGACATTTCATATGACTTGGAAATGACGCCATTCATTTTGTCGATAACGCCCTGATACGAATCAGCCACAAGGTCGATACTACCGGCAAGGTCACCGAACTGCTTGTTCAGTTCTTCCTGCAAAGCTTTAAGTTCAGTTTCCTTTTCAGCTGTGTCCTTTGTGGAATTATAAACCTTTTCATAGCGCTTTTTGACATCTTCCAGCCCTTTAGTCTGTTCTTGGTATTCCTGCGAGGACTGCGTTAATTCATCTGATTTTGAAGTAAGGTCTGCCATACGTTCGTTACAGTCGTCCATAGCTCCGGACAGCGCCGCAATTCCTCCGACCGCTCCAGCAGCGAGCGAACCTATCAGCACGAACGGATTAGCCGCGCCAGCTGCGTTGAGCGCCAATTGTGAAACAGTCGCCGCGTCTGTTATAGTCTTAAATGACCGTATTGCGGTCACTGCCGCCTGAACAGCATTCCCGATTTTGATTGCGGTCTTAAAAGTTACTAGCGCTATTGCGATTGCGGCAATAGCGTCTCTTGCTTCCCACGCTACTTTTAAAGCTTTGCTTATGAACTCTACTGCGTTTTTTAGCACTGTTGTCAATTCCGGAATGTGCTTTGCAACAAAGTCGGACAGCCTTTTTGCGATATCTCCGACCACCTCAATGAGCGGCGGGAGAAGTTCAGAAATAAGTTGCGAGATAGGGTCTATCATCTTTAGCAGAGATTCCACAAGCGGCTCCGCTGCGTCCAACAGCACCGGAACGACCTCGTCGGCTATCTTGCCGAGCTTATCAATGACCTCCGAAACGACCGGGATAAGCTCGTCGCCGAGCGGCTGTATCAACAGCTCAACCTGCCTTTTCAGCCCGCCGAGCGCGTCCGAGAGCGAGCTGTAATTCACCTCGACTATCTCGTCCACAGCTCCCGCGCAGTCGTAGGCGCTGTCGGAGATATCGCCGAGCGCCTTAACCGCGTCAGCGCCGAGATCTTCCCACATGGTCCCGAACAGGTTCACGCCTGCCTCGTTCTGCGCGATGGGGTCCTCCATCTCGCCGAGCGCTTTAATGATCGTCTGGAACGCGTCCCGGGCTACGTCGCCGCCCTGTGCGAACTTCTTCGCCATATCCTCTGCGTCGTAGCCGAGGGCTTCAAAGCCTTTCTTGGTGGTGTCGGAGCCGTCGATAGCGCGGATAGAAAACTCCTTGACTGCGTCGCCTATTTTATCGAGGTTCCATGCTCCGTTCTCCGCGCCGTTCGCGAAGATAGTGAACATATCGTCGGCAGAAAGCCCCAGCTTTTTGAACTGCACGGAGTACTCGCTGATATTGTCCAGCAGCTCTCCGGAGTAGTCGAGGCCGTCCTGCGCGCCTTTGGCGATATAATCGAACGCGTCCTCGACGGCAATGCCGAAATTCTCGACCATCGCCTTTGCGGCGCGGGAGGTCTCGGCGACGTCCATATCGAACGCGTCCTGCAAGGCGTAGGCGCTTTCGGTGATTTTTTCGAGCGGCTCCGCGTCCATTTCGCCGAGATTCTGCGTTATTTTGGAAATGGTCGCGGCGATGTCGTCGAAATTCTCGCCGAAGTTGTCGCCGTAAACTCCCTTTATCACCTCGGAGTACTTTTCAGCGGCAGCCGCGCCCTCGCCTGTGGCGCTGGTAACACGCTTGACTGCCTTGTCCAGGTCGTCAGCAGATTTTACCGCCGCCGTGCCTATCGCAGTACCCGCCGCAGCCGCTGCGGAAGCAGCCGCGCCTATTGCCTTGATAGCTCCCAGAGCCGCTTTTTCAACCTTATCTGCGGAATCTCCGATTATCTTCTCCGCGTTCTTGAGATCGTCGGGGAGCTTGCTGTTGTCGCCCCGGATATGATATACTACTTCTCCTTCGGGCATTTTTCCTCCTTTCGGGCATGAAAAAAGCACGCTGATTGCTCAACGTGCTGATTTATTCTGTTTATGGATTTATGCTATTGCTTTGAGAAGCAAAAGCCGGAATGTTTCTCTGCCTTTCGGCGTTACAAGGGTCTGCGTGCCGCTCCAGTTGGTCTTTTCATTGAAAGTTTCCTTTATTTCGAAAAGTCCGTTGTTCTTCTCGGCGTAAGGCATTATCTTTCCTTTCTTGTCGCGGTATATGTATTTATGCTCAAGCAGGAAATTGATAAAGACCTTTTCCTTTACATCGAGCTGCTTTGCGGTTTCCCGGAAGCTCGTCAGCGTGTTGCGGTCAACAAGCTCGTCGAAGTAATCCGCTTTAGGCTTCATTATCTCGTTGTCCACCTGGAGCGTTGACACCTGTATCTGAAGCCGCTTGACGTTCTCGTTGGCGTAGTCCAGGGCGCGTTTCATTATCATCTCCGGACTGTTCCATGCTTCCTCAACTCTGATGAAGTACTGCCGGAACTGCTTGCCCTTGTCGTTGCGCTGAAGCATGCAGATTTCTTTTGCCATGGGGATTGTGAGCTGGTGGTCGGTGCTGGGTCTGCCGCCGGTAGGTTTATCGGATTTTTCCGAAAAACCTATAAAATCCTCGCCCTCGGTAAAACCGTATTCGGTCATTCTCTTAAACCAATCGGTGTAATGGTCTTTTACCTCCAGCGCCTTGTGAAGCTCCCGTCCGCTGACGGTGGGCTTGTCCGTGTCGTAGTTGATGTTGATAAGTTCGTTCATGCGAGAGCCTCCTTTTCGAGTGTGTCCTGAACTGCACCGAGCATGTCCATAGCCGCCAGGAGCGTGCTTTCGAACATCTCTACACGTCTTGCGAACGCCATTGCGGCAAAGCCTTCGTCCTCGGTGTCGGCGGCGGGGCATTCTTCGGAGATAAAACCGTCGAATACTTTAATAAGGTTTCTTGCTTTTTCAAGCTCCCATGCGAGCTTTTCGGGATTTGATTTCATAACATATTCCTTTCAAACACTTGACAGGAACGCTCCATCATGGTACAATATATTTGACGGAGCATTTCTGTCGTGATGTAAAGCGTTGCGTTCTTTGGTAGAGGGGGCAACGCTTTATTTTTTTAGCTTTTCGTAAACTTCCTTTATACCCTGTCGAATTATTTCGGCTTTTGTTAAGCCTGTTTTTTCGGAACAGTACTCTAAACGCTTGATATCTTCTTCTGAAAGTCGTATTCTAGTGCTTAAAGTTTTGGGGTCGTCAGTCGGTCTACCTGTTCTTGGGGACATTTGCTTCACCTCTTTTCTGTGTCCACATATATCATAACATAAGTGGACACATAAGTCAAGAGGTTTCATGCAATTTGTATATTTGCACAGAAAAAAACACCTTGTTTTTGTGCAAGGTGCTTTTTCTATGTACTTGATGATTGCCGGCGTTACATAAACGAAATCAACGATAACACCGTAAACAGAGTGCTTGCGACCGCCGCCACCATAGAAATGATGGAAATGACCGCAACCACCTTTGTGTTCTTCTGAACAGCGGAAAGCAGTTCGTTATTGCGTTCCTCCGCGCGGCTTATCTTCTCAAGCAGTATGTTTGTCGCGTCAGTACCCTCTGCCATTCCGGACGGCGTGCCAGCTTCCGCACCATATGTCACATACTGTGAGGGAATAGTTTTGCCGCAGGCGTCGCAGTACATTGACGTTGACGTTCTGCCACAATCGGGACATCTGTACATTTTCATAGGAAATTACCTCCAAATCGTTTATTTCCTACATTATAGCACGTCCCTCCGGAAATGTCAATACAGGAATCATTCAGCCTGCGCCCGCAGCATATTGAACAGCCCGTCCCAGCCCCCGCCGTCCTGCGCCTGCGAAGCGCCCTTATTCGGCAGCGCATACAGCGTTTTCAGCTCCGTGAGCCGCCGGATATACTCCGCGTTATGCTTGTTCGGAGCCGGGATATCCTCCGAGCGTATCCGCATTATCTGCTTCACCGGCGCGTCCTCCGGAAGCCCGTGGAACATCGCGAGGAACGCGCACCAGTGCAGCCGCCCGCACTCCTGTATCAGGTCGATACCGTAAGCCTGCCGGAACGACGAGTATATCTCCTCCGCGTCGAAGCTGAAATCAACGCACTTCTGCGGCTGCTTCTGCGTTGACAGCCGCCGCTGCGGTGGAGCTATCACCTCGTCCATAAGCTGTTGGAGTACCCGGCTCTGTACCTCCGGCGGCGGAGCCTTCCGGCAGTCCACGAGCCATGAGAAGCCCGCCTCCGTCTTTTCCTCCGGCATGAGGTCGGGGTCATCGAGAACGTCGTAGAACCTCAGCACCCGGTCGAACCACAGGGTCAGCCGGTACTCCTGACCGTCAACGGTAATGCGGTCGGGGAACGGCTCGTACAGCTTCATCTGAGCTTCTTCCCCTTGCGGTAAATGCCCTTGAGCTGCTCGCGGCGGCGGGCTATGCATTCGTTCACGCGGGGGAGGATAACGTCGTAGATATACGGCACAATCGCGACGGACATCTCAACGTAATTACCCTCGAAGAACTCGCAGATGGTTTCCGCGTTCTCCCTGCCAAAGCAGATGGAGAACACCCCGCGCACCGCCCTGCCGTACTGCTCGTAAGCCTCGGCGTAGTCCTTATCGGAAGCCGCCTTTTTCAGCGCCTGCTCGGCGGTCGTGATGCCGGTGAGGTTCCTGCGGAGTTCCCCCGCGATGGCGTCGATGTCAACGACGAACTCCAGCGTTACGGCGGGATTTCCGTCCTCCGCGCACAGCTCCAGCGCGTCGCGTATCTTCTCCGATCTCTTTATCTGGTACATTTTCTGCTCCTTTCAGCATTAAAGCCCCGTCTTTTTCTCTCCGGTATCGTCCAGATTTCCGTCCTCGACGGTGGGCTTGCCATTCATCGCCATGACTACAGTCACGGCGTTCGGCGCGGTGGATTCGCCGCCCGCAATAGCTATCTGGGTCAGCGTTACCGGACAGGTGACTATCTGCCCGTTGCGGTTCATCTTGATATCGGTAACACGCGCCGCGCCGGGGCTCCACTGAATCTTGTCGAGATAAGCGCACACCGGGTCGCTTGCCATGAAGTCGCCCTGAAGCGTTATAGTAGGCTGGAATCCGGTAACTGTGCTGGAGCTGTAACCGCCGTCGCTGAGGTAGGACGCGGAATACACGTTCTCGTTCAGCGCGTTCGCGCAGTTCTTGAACGCATTGCACATGGACTTATAGGTCGCACTGTCACCTGTGGGCGTGGTGTTGATGAACACTTTGACCTCGTGGTTAAGCTCAACACCCGCGACCTTGGGTAATGTCTGGGACATAGTAATTCTCCTTTCAGTCGAAAAATTCGGAATTATGAATGCGGAATTCGGAATTTCGGTGCCGCCTGCGGCGGTTATTTAAATACGTCCCACGAAGTGGGACACCTTAATTCCGAATTAAGAATTCCGAATTAAATAATGATCCGCAGGCTGACGGACAGCGAATATATCCAGTAATCGCCGTCCGTGCCTACGAATAACGGCTCGCTGCGTGCCTCCGCGTTAACGACAGGCGCACCTAGCCGGGCTGTATCGCAGGCGTTGGCTATCCCGCAGAGGAAGCCGTAAGCCTGCTCCTGTTTCTTGAATTTCGACAGCACATCGAGTGAAATCACCGCCCGGCGGTTCGCGAGGTCGAGGGAGGTGAACTCCCGGGAACCTGTCACGACCTGCACTGCGATACTTTCCCCGGCCGAAAGAAGCCCGACGGACGCCGGCTGTCCTGTTGTTTTCTCCGCAAAAGCCCGGAAAGCTTCGACTGCCTGTAACTGCGCCGTCATTTGTTCAGCTCCTTTCGCAATGCTGTTTCGTAGATTTGCCGCCATTCCTCGCCGTGGTCTGCCTGGGCGCGCTCGCACCAGTGGGAGCCGGCTTTCGGGTTCTTGCGCTTATCGAATTTAAGCCGCACCTCCGGCGAGACCTTGACCTTCGTCTGACCCTCCCGCGCCCATGCTGAACCGGTTTTCGGGTCCACCATCAGCACGCCGTGATACAGATATCTAGCGTAGGGAGTAGACCAGACGAGCTTCCCGTGCAGTATATCGCTGTGGATATTCGAGCTGTTGACGAGCGCGTCCTGGTCGTCCGGAACGTACTCGTTGCAGTCCGCGAGCGCCTGCTGAGAGGTTATCCCGCGCGCCTTTTCGGAAGCCGCGCGGATATCGACCGCTATCTGAGCGGAATTGATGTTCACCGTCACAGGCACAGTCCCACCTCCAGATGGTGGAGTTTCTGACGGTCGTAAAAAACCTCGACAGTCTCAACGCGGTAACGCTTGCCGCCAAATTCGACGATATATCCCGGCTTGAACTCCACCCCCCGAGCGCTGTTCCGGCAGTCGTAGAAAAGCGTTGCAGACAGCGTAATGGAGCGGTTGTCGGACGTGATTATCATTTTACTCGCAGGCTCTACGCGGATATGCGTGAGCTTCGCCAGCTCGACGAGCTCCTTTTTCTGCCACGCGTTTTCTTTCTCCTCGTACAGCACCGCCGAATGAATCAGCAGGGAACGCGGGATAGGTCTCATATCCTCACCCCTCTGTAGAGCAGTCCGGTCGGCTCCAGAAGCGCCAGAGCCTGGGCACACAGCGAATTCGCCGCCGAACCGCCGGAATTGCCTGAACTCCCGCCAGCGGGGCTCCCGCCGCCGGAATAGCTGAACTTCCCGAGCGTTACTGAGCCGCCGTCCGTGGTCTCCGACAGCGCAGAAACGCCGCCGTTTTCGAGGATAAACTCCGCCTGCGCGCAGACCGCATTCTGCGCCGCTGTACGCCAGACTTTCGGCGTGGTAGCTACAGTATACCCCGACGGGAATATCTCCCGGTCTACGATAAGCTCCGCGCGTTTGAGAGCGGCTGTCAGCTCGTCCGAATCCGTCCAGCCGCCCCAGTTCGCGGAGTAGTATTCAGCCGTGACCGTCATGCTACTGTAACATAGCCGACCTTAACGCACTTCTTGTTGCTGTCGAGGTCGATTATCTCGATGATGTCGCCCTTCTTGCAGGAGATCTGCGTGCTGTTGGAAGTGAACGCATTTGTAGCAGCGATAGCAGTGAAGTCCTCCTCAAGCGCCGCGCGCTTTGCCGGATTCACGCGGTATACGAACGCGTCCGCAGCGCTCTCAGCGACGGTGACCTTGCACTTATCGGAAGCAAACGCGCCCTGCGTAAGAGTGAGCGAACCCGCGGAAAATACGGCGTAAATAGCGCTCTTGCGGAGCACCTCATGACCGTAAACGGAACGCCCCTGTACCGCAGAAGAGCCGATGTGCTTGCTGTCCTTGAGGTCGTTCACGGCGATAGGCACCTTCCATGCGTTGATGCGCGTAGCATAGCGCGGGTGACCTGCGATCATCGCAAGGTTAGCGGTGTCGTCGTTCCACTCGTACACGGTGAATCCCGCGATCTTGCCGACCGCGCCGGACTGCTTCACCTCGTCGCCGAGCGCGGAAGCCTGCACGAACAGCGGGCTTTTCAGCATAGCCGCGTAGATGTCCGGGGTAACAAGCAGGTAGCGCCTGCCGTCGTTCGGGACGTTCGCCTTGCTCATCAGCGTACGGATATCCACAACATCGCTGTATACGGTGCTTGCGGAAATGGAGGACGTATTGACGCGGGTGCCCTGCGAGATGAGCGTGGAAGCGCCGTCCCGGTCGAGGGCGGTCGCCATGGAGTAACCCGCGCTGTCAAGTCTGTCCGCGACAAGGTTGTCGGGAACGGAAGCCGCGTCGTAGCCGTCCACAAGCTCGTTGACGTACTTCTCGCGGTTGATGAGGATAGAGCGGTACTCGGTGGAGCTTTCGGAAAGATCGCCGCCGGCGCTGCGGTCGTAGTCGCCGACCTTGACCTCGCCGTCGCGCACCGGAACCTTGACCGCGCCCGCGACCGGGTCGCCCTCGTAGTCGTTGTTGAAGATGATACCGTCCTTAAGAATGTTTTCCGAGCGCATTTTCGCAAGGACAAGCGAAGAATAGCGCTCCTGAGCTTCATGTGCCATAGATTAAATCTCCTTTCAGATTTTGATTCCTGGGTTCTTCGCGCGGAACGCGGCTTCAACGCCGGAAATCGCGGCGCTTCCGTTCCCGCCGGGAACCCCTGTTGTTGTCGGCGCTGAACCTCCCGCGAACTGCGGATATTTCTTCAGCACCTCGTCGATTGCCTTTTCAAGCGGCATATCGTCGCTGACCTTAAGCGAAGCCAGCGCTACTACGTCGTCCGCCGCGTCGGGCTTTACGCCCTTTGACGTGGCGAGCAGCTTCGCTTCCAGAGCGGCGGCTTTCTTCTCGGCGGCTTCCGCGCGGTCTGACTGCACCTTGATAGCTTCCGCGGACTTCTGCTCTGCGGATTTCTGGTCGTCCTGCCACTTGTGGAACGCCGCGAGATCCTCCTTGCTGGGAAGTCCCTTGCGTTCGCGCTCAAGGCGCGATTTTATGAGGTCGTTGACCTCGTCCTGCGTGAATGTTTTTGCCGCCCCCTGCGCGCCAGTTTTGCGCACAATACCGTCCGGGTTTACATCGCCGAGAATGTTTTGCGCAAAACTTTGCGTAGATGTGGTAGGATCACCTCCGGCGGTCTGAGCGCCGCCCTGCTCCTGTGTTGCCTGGGTTGTCTGTTCGTCTGCCATTGTTGTTACCTCCGTTTTAAGTCCGTATGACTGTATTCCGCGCGGGCTTTTAATGTCGTCAGCGTGTTTCGGACAATAAAAAAGCACGCTGATCTCTCAACGTGCGATTATGGTGGGAACGGCGGGTTCTGCCCCCGCTGGTCATTATTCCGGGCATAAATGACCTATCTGCCCGTAACTGTATGCACGTCATCTTGCCGCGCTGCGTTCCCGTGATGTTCCCGACATTAATATCGGGAACATAAAAATAGCGCCCCGTCGGAGCGCTTGGCTATTGGAATGAAAAAGCACCTTGCTTTTGTACAAGGTGCTTATTTCTTACTATTGTTTGATTTCTCGTCCGCTTCGCGTTCAAGGTCTTTCAGAAGTTGCCTCATTTTTTCGACCGCTTCTTCGTTCGAACCGTCGAGAGAATGCTTTTTTATTTCAGCCATTCAATTACCCCCATGTCAATATACTTGTTAAGAAATTTATTGACAACAGCACGATATTCAGCGTCAGACCCAGTTTTAATCTGCTTTCGCACCATTCTGTCAAGCTCTCTTATCAAGTCTATTCTATCATATTCCGTGAGCTTTGTCAATACCTCAATCTTGCCGTTATTCTTAACAACTGACATGGATTTAAGACTATTTTCTCCAAAGAACTCAACCACATCGTCGATAGAAAAGCTATTGTTCCGAGGGTGATTATGCATAAGGAACAAATCCTTGCCGTAAAAAGCGCCGAATTCTATTTTATCATCAGTGCCATGAAGAACGCGCTTTCCGGTCATATCACTATTGAGGATAAAAGCTACTTCCTTACTGCCGTTTTCCATCATAGATGTTTTCAGCAGCTTTTGATGTTCTTGGTGTATTTTCTCACAGATATCATCAGAATATGTTTTTGGAGTAACCTTTGGAACTTTAGCGACCGTTTCATCGGTAATGGCTGTGATAGGTTTCTTGCTTCCGCTTTCCCTGAGCTTTCCACCATTATTCACGCTCCCATAAGTCCTCACCCTGTCCGACCGATATTTCAGCCCGTTGCTGTCGCAGTAGGATTTCAATGCCTTGTTCTGCTCCGCCATCTTCCTGCGGACTTCCTTTGCGCCCTCGGTATCGCCTGCGGCTTCGAGCATATCCGCTTCCGTTTTGGATTTGCGCACCTTGCGCTCAAGCTCCCGCTGCTTGCAGACCTTGTTGTAAAGTTCCTTATCCTCGGTATCATCATATTCAACAGAGGACTTCCGGAACAGCCCATCGGAAACGCCGCGCGGACGATGTCCGCAGTTTATCCCGAACAGCCCGTCCGGCTCGCCGAAGCTCGTCTGTGACAGCGGAATGACCTTGTGCTTTCTGCCGTTGATGTCGGTTATCTCGGTAGTCCTGCCGGAGCGAGAAATCAGCTTGCCCTGCCAGGGGCGGCACTTCGGTCGGCTCCCGGGGTGTGAACTCACCTCGAACACGTCCTGCCCGAGGCTGTCCATAGTCGAGAACTGCGCTTCCAGAGCGGTATTCTTCACCGTCGCGCGGATATCCATGTTGACGTAAGCTTCCGGCGACCACTCCCGCCCCGACTTGTCTACGAACGCCGGAATGCCTTTCTGCGCCATCTCGTGTATCGTCGTGCGGACTGCCTTTGTGCGGCTCTCCGCACCGGATACGACCGAAGCCGTGTTGCTGTTCAGGATATTCAGCACGTCCTGCTTGTTCGCTATCTCGGACTGCTCTCTGCGCATATCGCGGGTCCATTTCTCCGCAACGGAATTCACGGCGCGGACGAACGTGCTTTCAGCTTTGTATTTCATCACGGTGTTGACCTGATTGTACACGTCCTTAGCCTGATTACGATAGTGCTTGACGGAGTTCGCGGCGCTCTCGGCGAACCGCTGGTTATGCCACATGCTCTGAATACCGTCCTCGGCGAGCGTATCGTCTATCGCCTGCCGGACGGTCTCCGCGACGTCCCCGGGGATTCCCTTGGTGCCCGCCGCGATGATTTTATGCGCGTCCTGCCGGAGTAGCCCGTGCTTCGCAAGCTGCTTTATCTGCCAGCGACTGACTTCGTTGAGCTGGTGGTCGTCGTTCAGCGAAAGCTGCCGCGCTATCCGGACGAGCAGGCGCTCCTCAACGCTCATGTATGCGTCGGCGATGGGAGCGGCGAGGTTCAGCGATTCAAGGGCGGTCATGATTCGTCACCGAAGAAATCCGCGATATCCCCGCCGCCGGATTCCTGCGACATGCGTTCCAGTTCCTCCCGGGCGGTGGCTTCGTCGCATTTCTGGACTTCCATTATCGCCTTGACCTTGGATTTCAGCCCCGCCGAAACCAGCTTGATATTATTGTCTATCAGCGTGTTATCGTCGATGATGATATTATCGTTCCAGCCGACTGTTACGCTGTATTCCCGTGCGGAAATCTCCCCGGACATCACCCCGAGCTGTATCAACGCGTGAACGACCGTTTCTATAGCCTCGGAGAGCAGATTCTTGTTGTTCTTTACTGTGCGCGCGGTCTTGCTTTCCTGGGAGATTATCTCCGTCGCCGTTTTCATGCCCTGCTGGACGTCGAACGAGAACGTTCCCGCCGACAGCCCGGTCTGCATACACAGGATATTCAGATACGCGTTGATGGCGCTGACGTGCTGTTCTATGCGGAGTTCCGTGGTGTTGTCGGTTATCCTGAGATTCTCGCCGTCCTCATGTCTTAGCGCTATGAAAGCCTCGTCGTCCGCGTCGAAGTACCGGACTGCTTCGGCGGTGTCCGGGTCGATTATGGTCTGCACACAGGAACTCGGCACGATTATGCGCTTCTTGCCGAGAATGAACTCGCGCTGAAAGCTGTCGAACACCGTATCAAGCGCCCGGAGCGTATCCGTGCAGTTCGCGTAAACGGACATTCCGAGCGGCACGTCGTAGTCAGAATTGTTGCTGACGAACGGTCGGAAGTACGCAAACACCGGCTTGCCGCCCTCGTACACGACCGGATTCTGCAAGTCCGGGAACATCTCCGCAAGCGGGCATTCCCGCCCGAGTTCCGAATCAGAAGCCGCCTTGAACAGCTTGAATTCCGACCTGCCCGGCTGCATGAATTCAAGAAGATGGAAGTAGTCCTCGCCCCGCGTGTAAGTCCCCGAAAGTATGCCGGACTGCACTCCGGAGCCGTCCCAGCTCACCGGGACGAAGCGGTCGGCGGTGATGTAGTCGATCCTCGGTTTCCCGCCGGAGAGGTAGCATTTCAGCACCCCGCCGCCCATAGCGTAGGACTTGCTGAGCAGCTCCGGGAGCTGTTTCCAGAAGCCGTTCGCGTTCAGCGCGCTGTTTATGTATTCCTGATATTCCGGGCGGTCGAGCGTTATCTCGCACTGCTCCGAAAAGGTCAGCGCCGCGAGGTTATCGCACAGCACCTTAGCCATATTCAGCCGCAGGAGCTGTCGCTTTCCCCGCGAGAAAAGCCCGCCCTTTGCGGTCTGCCGCCAATCCGGGTCGTCGCGGTATATGCGCCGCCACTTGTCTATGCAGGCGCTGTAATATTCCGAGCCGCTGAACTCCTGCCCGAATGCGGCGGCTATTTCATTTGCGTTCATGTATTCCTCCAAATTCTATGAGCCGGTTCGCGTGCGGTTCGAGGGCGTATTCCAGCGCGTCAAGACTGTCAATGTTAGTCGAGCCGTCGTCAAGGCGCCTGTCCCTGGTCGGCGATTTGCTGTCCCAGACAGCCTCTGAGAGCGCCGCTATGGTGTGCCTGCACCGCCGCATGATAAAGAACCTGCCCTGGCTCATGAGCATGTCACAGAGCCGTATGCGGTCGATTATCTCGCCCTTGCGCGCGTTGCGGACTTCCACCGGAATATGCCGCGCAAACACCTCGGTGCGTATGCCCTTGATGAGTACCGTTTCCGCGCTGTCGCACCAGATGGAAGTCGCCCTGCACTGCGCCTGCGAGCGCTGAACGAAACCGCAGACGTCGTCCGTGAGCGTTCCCGGGTCGATTACTTCCTTGCGGTAGTACTCGTCCAGAATCACGATACTGCGGTACCCGCGGGTTATTCCCACAAGACACCCCGCGTGCGCCGAGCCGTTTCCGCCGAAGTCAAGCCCCATCGTTCCGATGATGATATCCGCCGGGACCTCGTCGAGAATGAACCGCTCCGGGTCGTCGGCGAACTGGCGGTAGATTACGCCGTCAGCGGACTTCCACTCCCCGAGTATGTATCGCTTGAAGAACACGCCGGTGTATGTGCTCCGGTAACGCTCCTTGACTGCCTCCGACAGCGACAGGTTGTCGTCCATCGTGAAATGCAGATACAGCAGACGTTTGTCCGCGCGCTTGTCTATCCAGCCAGTCTTGAACCAGTGCGCGGGACTGCCGGGATTGCAGTTGAACCAGAATTTCGACCCGTCCACGGAGCATCGTCCGGTCGCCTGGTTGACGAAGCTCTCCGGCATGAGCGCGACCTCGTCGAAGAACACCCCCGCAAGCGTTATGCCCTGTATCAAGTCCTGGGAACGCTCGTCCTTGCCGCCGAACACATAAAAATAATTTTCTATATTTCCTCTGCGAACGACCACAAGATTCTCGGTGCGCTGTTCCGACACCGAATACCCGCGCGAACGGAGCATGAGTTTCAGCCAGAACAGGACGTTGCGCCGGAACGAGCCGATAGTCTTGCCGCACATCGCGAAGTTGCAGGATTCGAACTCCGACATAGCCCAGATAACGAAACCGAGCGACATCGCGACGGACTTCCCCGAACGGATAGCGCCGTCGGCGATAATGCCGTTGAAGTCCCGCACCGGGGACGAGCGGCACCACCAGTTCAGGACTTTCCGCTGCTTCTTCGAGAACGGCTTGAACTTGAACACCGCTTTAATCTTCATCGTTCCAGTCCTCCGCAGCAGAGCCGTCCAGCGCCGACAGAAAGCCGTCGTCCGGAGGCTGCTCTTCCTCGCCGGAGAGCTTCTTCTCCTGCAATGCTACCTGCTTCTTCTGGAGCTTCACGCGCTCCCCGGAGCTGCCCTCGCCGATAAGGTCGACTATCGCATTGAACGCCTTGGTGTCCCCGAGCGCCGCCTGCCGTACCATCGCCGCGACTACCGCCGCGCCGTAGGTCGGGTCAGCTCCGAAGCCCATGTCGACGGTCATGTTG